TGAGTTAAGTGCTGCTAACAGTTTGCTATTCATTGGTGCCCCCTAGTAGTGGTATGTTAAAAAACTCTGAATTGTTATCTTGATCTTTTCTAAATGAAATATGTATGTGGTGGTTGTGTGGGTTATAGCCTCGATACCGTCTCCATTTATAGTTCATGATTGGTGATGCAATCATCCCCAAATGAATCACATAATGAATACGTCCATGACGTTTAGCGTAGAGTCGAATTTGATCTGCCAAATATGCTGAAGTTCTTTTGTCGTCAGAAAGGCGAGCGTCCACGTCAATTGCTCTAACAACAAAGTTGGCTTTTGGGTCGGGTATGTGGTCGCTTTTACCTCGGCGTTTGTGATTAGCGTCAGCGTTCCACCCATCAGATTGACGCTTGCGATCTGGGTATGAATCATCTATTTGTTCACGTAATTGAGCAGCCGCTTTACTGAGCCAAGGTTTTGACAATGCACTATTCCCTAAGATTATGCTTAAATAGTTCCGTTGTGCGCTGCGACTATTGCTTCAGCAGCCTTAGCGTCACTCTCAACAATATCTAGCCATATCAAATTATCGGCAGTAGTTTTTACGCTAGTTGGTTCGTCTGAAATTAATATTCCAGCAGCATTTAATTCTTGGCGTAACTCAAAACCATTCAAATTGGTTGGTTTAGTAAATGAAATCATTATCCTATTTTCTCCATTCCGAAAAACGCAAGTGAACTTCTAAAATCTAAATTACCTGCCGTTCCATTGTAAGCATATAACTGAATATAATCGCCAGCAGATAGATTTTGAGTAAAGGAAACAATGCAACTTGGAAAACCTATTGAACCAGTTTCAAAAGTTCCAATTTGAGTTACTGCGCCATTTAAGTATACGGCAATAATTTTTCTTGCAGTTGATGAGGTGTTTTGCCATTGCATCTCAGCGTAAATTCTGTAATAACCACCTTGTCCAGTTGGTACTGTTAATCTTGAATTATTAGTTGAATTGTCGTGGAAAGCATTAGTGTCAAATTCCTCTTGATTCCAAGTAATTTGAGCCTCAGTTGCTGATGCAATAGTTTGATCTGCACTTTTTGTAACTTTAACTCCAACAAATGTTGAACCACCGCCTGAAGGTGCAGCCCATTTTAATCCAGTTGCCTCTGCGCTGTCTGCTGTTAAAACATAAGTGTTGGTGCCTACTGCAAGACGACTAAATGTATCTGCGCCAGTTCCAACAATTAAATCACCTTTAGCGTCTATTGCTGTTGCCATTGAGTTAGTAATTGTTACTGTTCCTGAAGTGCCACCACCCGAAATACCAACACCAGCGGTTACGCCTTCAATGTCTCCTGTTGCACCTGAAGCAACCCAAGAGGTGCCGTTGTAATACCATAATGAATCATTATTTTTAGTAAATGCAAACTGACCCTCTTGAGGTGAGGTGATTGCTGCATCCCTAGCCGTTGTATCTGCAAAGACTAAAACCCCTTGCATTAAATAGCCATTGACGTCTGCTGCTGATAAAACGTCTCCCGTATTGAACGTCTTAAAACCTAATCCTGCTGCCATTGTATCTCCTTAATAGTGTCTAATTATATCCTAGTAAGACAAAACATCCTCACCAATTACCCCATAAGTGCTATTTCCTATAATAAACCCATCAACAATAGGTTCCATTGTGGTCAGGGTAGTTACCCATGAACTCGCTGTAATGTCATGTGCAATTCCTTGAACCTGAAGGTTCTTTGTAATGGTCGAATTGTCTGGCTGGATATTGGTAATTAGAACGTTGTCAAAGTAATCAAAGTCCAGCATTGTCGCAGTTGGTACGCTAGGGTTTAATAAATCAACACTCATTTGATCTATACGAATTGAGGTGGTCGATCTAGTCGCCACGTATATTTTTGCAATATCTAAGGCTTCGGCGTCGGTATCAACTATTAAATCCGCAACAGCGATAGAGTGAGGGAAATAGGTGGCAATGGAATCAGAATCAATTGCTGTTTGAGCCGTACCGCCAATGCGTGTAATGGTTGCGCTGTTGACAATCAATTTATCATCAAGGGCAAATTTTAAGTCTTTGTATGGTATGCCGCCGGATTGATTAAATGCAGTTGGTGTTACCCCTGCGCTTGCAATAACCGAACTTCGATTTTTGAATATAATGTTACCTTCAGGGCTAATAAATAAAGCCCCTTGTTCGCTAAACTCTGCGTTTTGCATGGCACTTAAAGAGGTTCTTAATGTAGCAGGGTCGGCTAAGGTCAAAGTATCACCGGTGTCGATACTACGCATTTGACTAGGGAAAGAAACTGTATCTAATATTTTATCAATTCTAGTGCCGGTATCTTGACCTGCGGCTTGACCGGTGACTGTTACGACGGAAGCCATGTTAAACAATCTAAAAGCGTCACTTGCTCTAATGTCTACATAAGCAACATTTTCCGCTTGATCGTATGAATAAATATAATCGGTTGTGTAACCGCTAAATAAATAATAAGTAACGCCGCCAACAGTTGCAGAAATGCGTAATTTTCTCAATGGTTCTAATTGACCAAAATAAGGTGAGTTTGTGTTTTGTGGATTAAAGTCTGCGTTCGGGTCATAAATTCTTACCGTACATGTGCCGGCTTCGTAAATATCTCGACTAATATTTCTGCCACGCCTAATACTTATTTGACGTGTTTGTGAGGTAAGATTGACAACTAAAGCAGGTGCTGACGATTCGGATAAGATATTTGTTCCAAGGATTCCGTTAACTGGGTCATCCAGCGTAAACGGTATGCCGAATGTAGCACCGGATTGAAAGTTTAATGAAACGTCTAGGGTTGCTGGTAATGTCATTGAACTTGGAACGAACCTAGGTTTCGGTTAATAGTAGTTTGTGAGCCAGATAATCCAGCCTCAATTAAACCGTTACGAATATCCTGCACTAAGTCACCTGTTGTTACAACGCTTCCAGCCGGTGCAATGTTAATGTTCAGTTCTTGAAAAGTGTTTCGCATTGCAGTATCGGCGGCAAGGTAAGCCTGTAATTGACTTTGAATATCTTGCTCAATAGTTGTATCCGGTATCTTGTTTGTCCTTGCAATTTTTTCTAGCATAGATTGATTGAATTGATTTAATTTGACAGTTGAGGCTTCAATCTGGGCTTTAGCGGCTGCCAATGATGGAGTTGTTGTGCCGCCTGAACTGACTATTGGCGTTGTTGTAGCCGCACTTAATGGTTGTTGCAGTAACTTATACATGTTCAAAATCTTGGCAATAAGGTTATCGACTTCACTACCAAAACCCTCAAATGGGTTCAAGGCTTTAGGAATCTTGCTTATTGCAATAGCAAGGTCAGTAGTTTGCAATTGAGCGATTGCCAATTGTTTTCCTAGTTTTTCAGCCTCGGTTGCATTGCCCTGAATCAAGGCTAACTGCAAATTTAGTCTAAGTTTTTCTTGTTCTGTAATCTTGCCTTGAAGTGCAGCAAAAATCTCAATCTGTTCGGTGTCGAATAGTCCACCAAATTTCTTGAGTTTTTCTTGATTTTTTTGTAATGCCGTTTCTTTTCTTATTGCCGCAGCCCTAGCCGCTGCTAGTTTTTTGGCATCCGCTTGAAGTTTCTTTTCCTCTTTTTGCAAGGCTACATAATCGAACTTCATAGCCATTGGGTCAAAAGGTTTATCAAAGTTTAGTTTATATTGGAAAATAGGTGAGGAAGGGCTTAGGGTTAGGTTTTCTAATCCAACCCTTGTAAATTTAGCCAACTCACCAAATTTAGATATAAGACCTGAAATTTTGTTTGAAATTGTGTCAATGCCGCTGCCGTACTTTTCAGGGTTTCCAAAAGCATCATCAAGTGCGCCTACCAACGCACCACCGATCATTTCTTTAGCATCCTCAGTCTTAGCCTTAAGAATGTCCATCTTTCCTGCAAAAGATTCAGCGGCTAATGATGCCTGACCATTAAACCTATTGGCTAAAAACTTGGTAATTTCATCCAAGTCCATTGTCTTTGCTTCAGTAGCAGTTAAACCTACGCCTAAACGTAATAAGGCTGTCTTTTGTCCTAGGGCTGCTTTGCTTAGTGCGGCGGTGACTGAGGCTAAATCTGCACCTGTTCCAGCGGAAGTATCTAAGGCAACTGAAAGTAATGTCTGCGCTTTTTTAGCATCTAAAGTTGCGTTTACTAACTGAGTGAAAGCCGGTCTTAACTCGTCATCTAAAACACCAGTCGTGTTTTGTAAATTCTGAATAAATCCAGCGGTGCTAATTACTGCATAAGATTGACCTAAATTTTGTAATGTTTTTGATAATGCGTTTGCAGCCTTTTGATCATCTGCAAAAGCCTTAACTGCATTTTTGCTAAATCTAATAGTTTGATAAGCACCAAAAGCCACACCTAAAGCCTTGGCTGACTTTGTTAACGCCCCTAATGATTTACTGGCTGCTTTTGCGCCTTTATCTTTGTAGGTGCTAACAATTGGGATTTCAATACCGGTACTCATGCTGCTAACCCGATTCTTCTCTTAGTGCTGGAATTAAATTTTGCAATTGCCGTATTAATTGCTTTGAATGTTGCGTTAGTCACTTGACCTTGATCTTTTGCAAATGCAGCATACAACAATCTACCTTTATCAACCCTGCGGCTTCCAATGCTCTTAAACCCGCCGTAAGTGCCCTGTATAGCCCTGTTGAAATGTGCGCCGGCGTTAGGGTTATTGCTTTGACTGTCTCGATCTCCGTTGAAGTTTTTTCGTCCAGCGGTCTCAATAATTGCACCGACTCGAGATCGGTTTAATAATCTATAAACATTGACAAAGCCAGCACTATTACGGCGAGACCGTCCAAGGCTATAAGTTAAACCCTTTTTTATTAATGTTTCGTTATATCTAGGAAAACCTAGTTTTCTACCGGTTCTTGAAACAACTGGATTGCCTTTATCTTGCCAAGATTCTAATTGATAAACATTTGGTTGAACCATACCTCTAGCGTCGTCCACAACTTTTCTCATTGCAAAACGAATCTCTTTATTCATTTCCTTGTAGAGATCAGGCGCAAACTGCTTTAAGGCTTTTTGTGCCTCAACGATACCTTTTACCTCTACTGGCATTTTCCATCCTTTTTGAATCCTCTTTTAACACGTTCATTGTTGCTAAAAGTAATGATCTATCCATTTTCAAATATTCCGAATGAGGTATGCCAGTCCTGACCGCTAACAAAGCGATTAGATAAGTAAAGTCATACCTCGTCACCCATTTGGGGAGTCAGCGTCCATAATCTCTACTTTAGATAGAGTTTCTAGATACTTGTCCCCAAACGGCGGAACTGTATTACCTGCACGCCTTTCGGCTTCCCATGAAAGCCAATAGACATCCGACTGACGTTCCTCGTCTCTAAAACGCTTGTGAAAGCCAGTTTTAAAATTCTGTTCAAACGCATATTCGAGTGCAGGGGTTATATCAAATTCCGATACTTCCCCTGAAGCCTTTGACACTCTTAATTTAATCATTAATACCCCTTAGAATGTACCTGTTGTTGCAACGGCTACTGCACCGTTAACAGTCCATGTTACATCCTGAGTGCCTAGATCGCCAACACCGCCGTTAATGTCGGTAGTGTTATTGATAAGGCAAGTCATTGTGTAAAGTGGGTTTGTTGCTGAAACTGCGGTTCCTTTTTCCTGTAATAGAACTACGGTAACTGAAGTTCCCCAAGCGGCTTGCAATGTTGCAAGAACGTTGGCTGAAGCGGTGTCATTTAGGAATGAAATTGAAACGCTAGAGGTCTCAAGTCCTTTTACAAATTTTTCACCGGTATCACCCATTGCGGTTACGGCTAGTTCATTAAATGAACGGTTAAGTGTGACTGCGGTCACATGATCTGAAAGATCGACGGAATTAACCTTTACGCCGACCTTATTGTTTAGAAATACAGCCATTGGTTATTCCTCATCTTTCTTTGAGACTGGTTTTGGCTTATCTGATTTAGTTACTTGCCCGACTTTTTCAAGCCAAGCCTTGTCCTCGGAAGGAACGTCATAAATATCGCTCATTGTTTAACTCCAACTTGTCATGATTGAGACGGACATATCACTTGTAAGCATTTCGCCGGCAACGTTTGAAAGTACAGTCGGTGCCGAGATATTGCCAACACTTATTTTCAATGTGGTTGAGGCGGCTAGTTTGTTAAACACGCCAACAACCATATCCTCAATGCCTTGCAGGTTTCCCTGATTATCTAGCATTGGAACTATCATTACTAACTTAAAATTAACTTTAGGTGCAACAGTTGAATAAATATTGTTGCTTGGTTCAATGTATGGGTCATCCGGTTGCACAATTACGCTATTGGCAATGGGTGAGGCAGGTGGGTATGAAAACACCTGCCAAACCCCAGCGTTCTCTAACGCCGTCGCAAGGGTTGATCTGAGAGTTGTAACGGCAACTGTCATCAGCCAACCAAACCGTTAGGTGAAAGGTGATTTGCTATCAAACCTCTGATTCTTGCGATTAATGTATTTCCCATTTTATATGGTGATGGTTGGAAGTCTGGGGAAATTCCTCCTGAGGCTGTTTGTTGTCTGCTTTGCCAAATATCAACTGCAATCATGGCAGCACCTTCACGAATCTCGGGAACTGTTGCATAATCTATGTGAGTTGTTGCGCTCGCTGTTCCGTATGGAACTACTGGGTGTTTTAATTCTACTGTTCCGTTATTTATTGCATACGTCATTGAATAATCTGTTACTGCGGTAATTGTTTTTGAACCGTTATATTTTGCGCCGCAATTTTCAACAACAACAGTTTCGCCAACTAGAACGTTGTGTTTTTTATCTGTATAAATTGTTGCTGAAGTTGTTGAAGTAATTTCTTGATAAACGACATTGTAATCATTGAACCACAGATAGCCTTTGACAATATTTTCAGCAGCCTGACAGCACTCCTCCACTACTGAGTCAGAATATAAACTTCCAATTCCAAGTAGTGTGCGAAGTTCTGCCTTAGTGACGTAGGTAGCCGGCAAAGTATTGTCCTTTCTTAAAGTAAAGGGGCAAAGGCTTCCAATGCCCCTTTACAGATGATTCCTAGTTAGGAAAGTTTATGCAACCATCCACTTGTAGGCACCAGCGGCAACCTTATTGGCGATTGCGCCATAGCCATAATAAGAAACCTCAATTTGACCAGTTGAGATCAAATTGGACTCTAGACGGTACTTGCTTGACTCGTACCATG